CCGGGGTTACTCTTAAGATGGGAGCTAGTCTTAAAGATTACATTAATGAAAAAGGATCCTGGAAGTTCTTACAAGAATATGCTGCATTCTTAAATGAACATACAGCATGGTACCGTCCTATGTCACAAGACAAAGTTATGATGTGGCAACAAAAGATTGAGGTTAGAAAAGGAGATAGGAAAAATGAAGTTGGTCTTAAAGGTACTATACAAGGTATGTCATTTGAGAAAGATCCAACAAATGGTGTAGGGGGTCCGGTTAAATACTTCTTTCATGAGGAGGCAGGGATTGCTCCTAAGATGGATCAGACATATGAGTATATGAGACCAGCAATGAGATCTGGACTTATTACTACAGGAATGTTTATTGCTGCAGGATCAGTAGGAGATCTATCTCAATGTAATCCATTGAAAGATATGATTATGAATCCTACATCTAAAGATATATATGCTGTAAAAACTAATCTAATTGATGAAAAAGGTACTGAAGGTTTGTCAGGTTTGTTTATTCCTGAACAATGGTCTATGCCTCCATATATAGATGACTATGGTAATTCACTTGTAGAAGAAGCAATAGAGGCATTGGAACAACAGTTTAAACAATGGAAAGATGAGTTGTCTCCAGAAGACTACCAGCTTCGTATATCTCAGCATCCTAGAAATATTAAAGAGGCATTTGCATACAGAACAGTATCTGTATTTCCTCCACATCTTCTTGCTGCACAAGAAAGAAGAATAGAAGAAAAAGAATATGGGTTTGAATATCTAGATATATCTACTGATGTAGAAGGAAAACCAGTAGTTACAAAAAGTAATAAGAGACCTATAATGGAATTTCCAATAAACAAAAAGACTGAAGATAAAACAGGATGTCTTGTTGTATGGGAAAGACCAGTAGCTGATCCTACATTTGGTATGTATTATGCTTCTATTGACCCTGTATCAGAAGGTAAAACTACAACATCAGAATCATTATGTTCTATATATGTAATGAAATCTCCTATACAAGTAACTAAAATAACTGGTACAGAAACAGAGACTTACATAGAACAGGGTAAGATAGTGGCAGCTTGGTGTGGTAGATATGATGATATAAATAAAACACATCATCAATTAGAACTTATTATTGAATGGTACAATGCATGGGCTCTTGTGGAGAATAACATATCTCTATTTATTCAGTACATAATTCAGAGAAGAAAGCAAAAATATCTTGTACCTAAGAGTCAAATAGTTTTTCTAAAAGATTTAGGATCTAATAATAATGTATTCCAGGAGTATGGATGGAAAAATACAGGAACTCTTTTTAAAGCACATCTTCTTAGTTATGCTATAGAATATTGTAAAGAGGAACTAGATCAAGAATTAAAACCAGATGGTACTGTTGTAAGAACAACCTATGGAATAGAAAGAATTCCTGACCCTATGCTGATTAAAGAAATGAGAGAATATGCAGATGGAGTCAATGTGGATAGACTTGTATCCTTTGCTGCTCTTGTATCATTTATGAAAATACAGGAATCAAATAGAGGTTATTCTAAAAGAACAATTATGGATGATACAGCTAAAAACTTGCAAAAGTCAGAAAATTTGTTTAAATTAAATAAGAGTCCATTTAGACATATGGGTAATAGAAGTATGAATAATACTATGAGTGGGTTTAAAAAATCTGCATTTAAAAATATTAAATAATAGTTATGCAAATATATAACGCATTACAGGCTAAGAAGGGTGCTAAAACTGAACAAAATAGAATGGGTAGTATTACCCAACCTTTACAGTTTATTCCTAAAAAAGATAAAACAGAGGAATGGGCAGCTTGGAATTTAGATTGGTTAGAGTGGCAAGGGTTAAAACAAATCCGGAGAAATGCCAGAAGACTAATGAAAAATTATAAACTGGCTAAAGGTATTATAGATAGAACAGACTATATAATTGAAGAAAATAATGAATATAGAGATGTAATTGAATTACTTACTAAAGAAGATCAGTCTGCACTAGAATTAAAATTTTATCCAATTATTCCAAATGTTATTAATGTTCTAGTAGCTGAATTTGCAAAAAGATCTACTAAACTTACTTATAGAGCAATTGATGATTTTTCTTACAATGAGATGCTTGAACAAAAAAGAGCACAAGTAGAACAAACATTAATGGCAGATGCAGCAACAAAAATGTTAGCAGCAATGTTAGAACAAGGATTGGATCCTGAGTCTGAAGAAGCAAAACAACAACTACAACCTGACAATTTAAAATCATTACCTGAAATAGAACAGTTCTTTAAGAAAGATTACCGTTCTATGGTAGAACAATGGGCTGAACATCAACATAAAGTAGACGTAGAAAGATATGGAATGGATGAACTTGAAGAAAGAGCATTCAGAGATATGTTGATTACAGATAGAGAATTCTGGCATTTTAGAATGTTAGAAGATGACTATGATGTAGAGTTATGGAATCCTGTACTTTGTTTTTATCATAAGTCACCTGATATTAGATATATATCTCAAGGTAACTGGGTTGGTAAAACTGATATGTTTACAGTATCAGATGTTATTGACAAGTTTGGACATGTACTTACAGAAGAACAACATAGAGCTCTTGAATCAGTATATCCTATTAGATCTGCTGGTTATAACATTGGAGGTTTACAAAATGATGGTTCTTTCTATGATGGAACAAAATCTCATGAGTGGAATACTAATATGCCGTCACTTGCATACAGACAGTATACATCATTTATGGCTGGTAATATTTTAGATGGTTCTGATATTATTACTCAGATACTTGCTGAAGGAGAAGATTATTATGATCAAGGAACAGCTTACTTACTTAGAGTAACTACTGCTTATTGGAAATCTCAACGTAAAGTTGGTCACTTGACTAAAATTACTGAAGAAGGAGAAGTGACAAATGAAATAATTTCTGAAGATTACTCAATAACAGATAAACCAATTTATGATACTAGACTCTTTAAAAATAAAACTAAGGATAATCTTTTGTTTGGAGAACATATAGATTGGATCTGGATTAATGAAGTTTGGGGTGGTATAAAGATTGGGCCAAATATTCCTTCATTCTGGGGTATGAATAATCCAGGAGGATTTTCTCCTATCTATATTGGTATTGATAAGAATCATATTGGACCATTAAAATTTCAGTTTAAAGGAGACTCAAGTTTATATGGATGTAAATTACCAGTAGAAGGATCTGTCTTCTCAGACAGAAATACTAAGTCTACTGCACTTATTGACTTAATGAAACCATACCAGATTGGATATAACATTGTCAATAATCAAATTGCAGATATACTAGTAGATGAACTTGGTACTGTAATCATGCTTGATCAAAACTCATTACCTAGACATTCATTAGGAGAAGATTGGGGTAAAGGTAACTTAGCTAAGGCTTATGTGGCAATGAAGAATTTCCAGATGTTACCATTAGATACTTCTATTACAAACACAGAGAATGCATTAAACTTCTCTCATTTCCAAAAACTAGATTTATCTCAGACAGAAAGATTAATGTCTAGAATACAACTTGCAAATTACTTTAAACAACAAGCATATGAAGTAATTGGTGTTAATCCACAAAGAATGGGACAACAGTTATCCCAAACTACTGCTACTGGAGTAGAACAAGCAATGCAAGCATCATATGCTCAAACAGAAACTTATTTTATTCAACACTGTGATTACTTAATGCCAAGAGTTCATCAAATGAGAACTGACTTAGCACAGTACTATCATTCTACTAAACCTTCAGCAAGATTAACTTATGTTACATCTGCAGATGAAAAAGTAAACTTTGAAATAAACGGAACAGATCTTTTACTTAGAGATCTTAATATTGCAGTAAGTACAAATGCAAATCATAGAGCCATCCTAGAACAGTTAAAACAAATGGCTATTCAAAACAATACTACAGGTGCTAGTATTTATGACCTTGGTAAAATTGTTCAGTCTGATTCTATTGCTTCTCTTAATACAGTTCTCAAAGGAGCAGAACAAAAACAACAACAAGAGAAACAACAAGAAATGCAACAGCAACAACAAATGCAAGAACAACAACTTCAAAAACAACAAGAAATTGAACAAATGAAGATTGATTCTACTGCTGCTGAAAAAGAGAAAGATAGACAAAGAGATATTCTTGTTGCAGAAATTAGAGCTGCTGGTTATGGATCTATGGCTGATATTGATCAAAATCAAATGTCTGACTATAGAGATGCAATGAAAGATATACGTGATTCAGAACAGTATCGAGAACAAACTGGTTTACAAAGAGAGAAAGAGTCTAATAGAATGGTTATTGAAAATCAAAAAAGTCAATTAGAAAGAGAAAAAATACAAGCTCAGAAAGAGATTGCAGATAAACAATTACAAATTGCACAAGAAAATAAAAACAAATTTGATATGAAATCTAAGAAAGAAGAATAAGACTTAGCCATATATTACATTTTTTTTTCTGATTTTTTTAAATTTTTCAAGTTTATTTTGTATATTGATATATAAACAAAAACCAACAAGATGGAAACAACCAACAACAAACCTGAAGATCAGGTGCAAGATTCTACAACGGTAGAACAAGTAGATGTAAATATTGATGAGATCTTTGGAATGCCGGGAGCAGAAAATGTTATGCTACCAAATACTGAAGAAGATAAACCAAAGTCAATGTTTCATAAAGAAACAGTAGACACTACGTTCTTTGACAACCCTACTGCTTCTATAGAAGAGAGGCAACAAGAGCAAGAGAAAAAAGTAGAAGTTCAAGAAACAATTAATGAACTTGATAATCTTATTGCTCAAGAAGAAGATGCTGGTAACAAAGGAAGACCAAAGATTGATAAGTCTGGTCTTGCTGAGTTAGCTCAAAAAATGATTGAGGAAGGTACTCTTATTGGATTTGATGATGACAAACCATTAGAGGAATATACTACTAAAGACTTTAGAGAGTTATTTGAAGCTAACTTTCAAGAAAGAGAAAATGAGATAAGACAAAATACTCCAAGAGAATTCTTTGCTGCACTACCAGAAGAACTTCAATATGCAGCTAAATATGTAGCTGATGGTGGACAAGATCTTAAAGGTTTATTTAGAACCTTAGCTCATGTAGAAGAAATGAGACAACTTGATCCATCTGATGAATATGATCAAGGTGAAATTGCAAGACAGTATCTATATGCTACAGGATTTGGAACTCCAGAAGAAATTGAATCTGAGATTCAAGATTGGAGAGACCTAAATAGATTAGAACAAAAAGCTAATCAATTTAAACCTAAGTTAGATGCAATGCAAGAAGAAATTGTTGCAAGACAACTAGCAGAACAAGAACATAAAAAAAATATGCAAGCAGAACAAGCAAAAGCATATCAAGAAAATGTTTATTCTACTCTTGCAAATGGAACAATTGGTGGTCTTAAATTAGATAAGAAAGTTCAAGGTTTATTATTCTCCGGACTAGTACAACCAAACTACCCTTCTATTTCAGGAAAACCAACCAACTTACTTGGTCACTTACTAGAGAAGTATCAATTTGTAGAACCAAGACATGACCTTATTGCAGAAGCACTTTGGTTACTTGCAGATCCAAATGGATACAAAAGCAGAGTAAGAGAACAAGGGGGAAGACAAGCAGTAGAAAAAACAGTCAGACAGTTAAAAACTGAAGAATCAAGAAAAATTAATTCTTCTATTAATAACCAGTATGATAACGAACCTAGAAGAGGATCTTCTTCTTCTAGACCTGAACCAAGAAAACTTTCTAAAAACTCAATGTTTAGAAGATTTTAATAAATAGTAACAATTAAAAACAAATAAAAATGGCAACTCCAGTTTTAAACAATGGTATATTCCTCCGGGATACAGCCTACCAAGCAAGTTCCCATGTGGATTCATACCACTTGGTTAACATGCTGAAAGATGCAGAACCTATGGATTTAGGTCCAGTTGACTTATGGGCTATGGCTCAGAAAGTTGAAATGCCACTTTATCAAATGTCTTCATTTGGTGGCAAGAATGTAATTATGGTTGACAATGCTCGTGGAGAGTACAGATGGCAGACTCCTGTATCTGTAGATCTTCCATACATCATTGAAGACATTGAACCAAACTTGGACTATAAAGGTACTGACGGTTCTACATTCCGTATTAAATTAAACAGACGTGAATTTGGACATGGTGATATCATCACTTATGACAAATATAACGGAGTTGAGATGTACATTACTGATGAAGATATCCTACCTGTAGGAGATGGTTTCATCTATACTGTACAGTTGGTTAACAACGACAACTTTAAGTATCTTGATTCAAAATACTTAACTAACGGTACTAAGATCTTTAGAAAAGGTTCTGCACGTGGTGAGTATGGTGAAAGATTTTCAGACATTACAACAAGAACAGGATTCCGTGAATTCTATAACTTTGTTGGTGGTGCTGAAGCTCACGTACATTATTCAGTATCTTCTCGTGCTGACTTGATGATCAAAGGTGGAATGAATGCAGATGGTACAGTTCCTGTAACTGAGATCTGGAGATCATTTGACAAAAACACTATGGATCCTGCTGTATCTTCATTAGAGGATATGATTAAGATCATGGGTAAAGATAAAGTTAAACGTGCATTTGACAACGGAGACTTATCTAGAACTTTCTTAACTCAAATGGAAGCTGCTCACTTATCTAAAGTAGCAACTGATATTGAGACTTACTTAATGTGGGGACAAGGAGGTAGAGTACGTCAAGATGGTCCAGATGATATCAGATTATCTGTGGGTCTTTGGAGACAGTTGGATAACTCTTTCAAACGAGTATACAACAAAAATAACTTTACATTGGATTTGTTCCGTGGAGAAATCTACAACTTCTTCAATGGTAAAGTTGAGTTCCAAGGTCCAGATCCAAAAAGATCTTTAATAGTTCAAACTGGTATGGGTGGAATGAGAATGGTAAATGAGGCAATTAAACGTGAAGCTGTTGCATCAGGTTTATTAATTCAGGCTGCTGATATTGGTGCAATCACTGGTAAAGGTATGGACTTGAATTTTGGATTTGCTTATACTTCATATGTAATTCCATTCTTGGCAAATGTTAAGTTTGTTCTTAACCCAGCATTTGACAACATCCATACAAATGATATTGAGAACCCAATCATTGATGGTTTCCCATTATCTTCTTATTCATTCATTATCTTTGATATCACTGATAATACTAATGA